GTTTTCCATTGCAGACCTGCCAGAGAGGCATAGTCCGGTTTTAGAGGGACACGGTTAAAGAAAGTCTCTTCCGTGAACCACCCACCGCTATAACTGACTGGGCCTTGGGGAAAGCTAGGTTGCTTTCCTTCGTTCCACAGACTAGTTACGACCAACTTTTCCTTGTACTGGACATAACTGTCCAGTAGCACAATAGGTAACTCCAGAGCATCAACACGGAACTGATCCAAGTATCGTCCAACGCCGAGAAACCAATCGACGACGAACGAATAAGGAATAGCGTCCCATATGATCCTGGGGTTAAGCTCCACACCGAGCGTGTCTAAGGAAGCACGCAAGTAGAGATCCAAAGGCCCGAAGCTCACATTTGAAAGTGGCAGGCACCTATAGACCACGTGGGCTGTCGCTGTCTGGACTAGAGTTCCAGACCATTCACACTGGTAATTTACATCACCAGTATTAAACGACCCTGATTGATTTAGGGTATTCTTGTAGACAGTCTTGGATCTATGATTTAGATTTCCAATCCCAGCCACAAAATCGCCAAGTTTCTTCCTCAGCCCAAGCATCCCAACAAACATTCCCTTCAGGTCACCCGCAGTGGGTTTCCATCCGAATTTGTAGTTGAGGTGTGCTCCAGCCAAGTTCTTAGCAATATCAATGTTTTTCCTCCACAGCTTATACAGTTGGCTAAGCTGCCCAATATCATAAAGAAAATTGGGCAACGAAACTTCTGTAAAATCAGGCTTCAACTCGCTGAAAGCGAGGTTAATATAGTCCTGACCAAATCTTCCAAGGTGACCTGTCCCAGAAGTGGGAGCAAGAGCCTTGAAGGTAGTAACAGCTGCGGCATGTGAACTCTCGGACTGAGTATGCTGTTGGTAGAGGTCGTAGTGATACAACCCCGGACTTGCCTGGGTAACCACGTTTTTCGACGTAGCGTCCCCATTATACTTAGTTCGAATACGGTTGTGCCAACACCAATTGGACTTGGCTTGATCGCCTTTCCGGTTGGTAGTGTAGACAATTCTACTTGACCCAGAGTCGGTGGTAATAGTACCACCACCAAAGGTGAACTGCACCGAGTTATCGGAATTAGCTCGCTGTGAGCTTGCAGGTACCGCCACTATGACGGAGGGTAGAATTCGTTGCTTGTCGGTTGTCCGACCTAGCTTGACAGCCATAATTGTTCACCCATTGAGATTATCCTTCCAAGTTGATTGCGCCGCTAGGCGCGAAAGTTAGCTCCCCCTTTGCTAAGAGGGGGG